ACCGAGAGCGTTCCGATCACTGACGGTGCCCCGGTCAACATGCTGGATTGGGATGACGTCACCACGGGCGGCTCCGGTGGCGGCTTCAACGGTCTAGCGTGGACACTGGTCAACCTGACGGTCAGCAGCACCAGCATATCGAACGGCGAGTTCCAGGAGTTGGTGGCCAGCACCGGCACGGCTACTACGCACTACGCCTATCAGGACGTCACGCTGGAGGCAGGCGAGACGTACTTCCTGAGCATGGGGGCATGGGACGATACCAGCCCCATCTCTGCCCCGGGCCTGAGCATCGTGGATCCGGACAGCGTCGAGACCGGCATGGTCTACAAGACGACGGCCGCGCCTAACACGTTCATCGTGGACCAGATCGGCAACGAGCCGAGCGTCATGTTCGACCCCACGATGGAGATTAGCGGCATCCCGTCCGAGTGCCCGATGTTCTTCGGGTTCGCGTACACGGCCTCGCAGACCGGCACGTACCGTATCAAGGTGCATGTGTACAACGTGACGTCGGGCACGACGGTCTCAGGCACGTTCACCGGCTCCAGCACGAAGGTGATCTACCCGCGCATGGTGTCGCTGACCAAGAGCCGTCTGGGCATCGGCTCCGACATCGACAACGGAGCGAACTACCGCAACTACGTCACGACCGGCGTGTACAACCAGCCGTCGTACGGCTCGCAGTCTTGGGGCTGGGGCTGCTCTCTGGTAGAGGACACGGCCACGCTGCGCCCTGCCGAGCTGGTTCCGCACACTTGGCCGGCGGCCCCGGGCCACGGCGGCGGCCCCGTCTGGGCCAGCGACGCACGGCTGGGCACGGTGGAGGACCGGTGGCAGGGCAGCCGCGAGTTTGAGACGTTCATCCTGAACGCGGACCGCTGGGTTCTACCCTCGTACCGCCTGACTGAGGGTGGCGCGGATACTGACGGCAAGTACTACTTTGAGGCCACGTACTCGACGGCCTCTACCGGTACTTGGGGCGTGGGCGTAGTTAACCCGTCTGGCCGGCTGTACATCGGTGAGACCAGCTCCACTGACATCAGCCCGTTCCGCTGGCGCACCAGTGCCCAATATTCACTCCCCACCGGCTCTACGCGCACCGGTACTCCGACGACCCCGTCGCCCGGGGACATCCTTGGGGTAGCCATCGACTACGTGAACGAGGTCATCATCTTCTACAAGAACGGCGTCGAGGACTGGCGGGCAACCATGCCAGCCGCTTGGGGCGACTCCGGGGGTATCCCCCTGCGAGCGTTCGTGCAGGGCGTGTCCGGTTCATCCGGTAACTTCCCGGCCCTGACCGTCAACTTCAAGGGACCGTTCAGCTACAAGCCCTCCGGGTTCGTGGCCTACGATTGGGCAAACGAGGCTTAACATGGCTCAGACCTATCTCCAGCTAATCAACAAGGTTCTCGTCGCGCTGCGCGAGGACAACGTGCTGGGCTTGAACGAAGCCTACACGAAGATGATCGGCCAGTTCGTCAACGACGCGAAGGAAGAGGTCGAGGACGCGACCGCCTGGAAGGCGCTGCGTACCGAGGTCTCGTTCGCTTCTGCGGCCAACACGACGACGACCACACTGACCAGTACCAACGACCGGTCGTATGTACTGTACGACATGACCGGTAACGCGCAGTGCTTTCGCACTGACAGCGGGGACGAGAGCCGAGTCACGGTCGTCCCTCTGGAGACGTTGCGTGCCCTGCGCCTCAGCTCGGACGCTGCGGACCGCAACGAACCGTGCTACGTTGCCTTCACCAGCAACGGTACGAATCAGGTAGCGCACTTCTGGCCTACCCCGGACGCGGTGTACAACTACAAGGTCGTGATGGTAGTACCGCAGGATGACCTTGAGGAAGAGACCGATACGCTCACGATACCGTGGCGTCCTGTAGTGCTACGCGCCACGTACCTCGCTATGGACGAGCGCGGCTCGGAGTTCGCCGGCCGTCTCGAGACCACGCAGCTACGGGCTGAGAAGGCCTTGGCACAGGCCATGCTGACGGACATCAGCACGGACGACTGGACGGTGGTGGAGGTCTAATGACTGCACCCGTTACAGGAATGGCCATTCCCACTCCGGGAATCAATGGGCTGGCCCGCGCCAACGCCCAGACGGTGACGTCTCCGGAATGGGCCACGGTCTGCCAGAACGCGGTGCTGGACGCCGAGGGCCGGCTTGCGGCTCGCAAGGGCTGGGTGAAGCAGAACTCTGCGGCCATCGCCAGCTCCCCTAACATCCAGCAGATGTTCGAATACATCAAGGGTGACCAGACCGTCGAGGTCCTGTCGTCCGCGAACCTCAAGATTTACTCCGGCGTCTCCACGCTCACGGACATCACCGGCTCGATCACGACCCCCACGGCCAGCAACTGGCAGTTCGTGAACTTCAACGGCAAGGTGCTTGGTTTCCAGCAGAGTCACACGCCCTGCAAGTGGACCGGCACGGGGAACTTCGCCAATGCTACTGCCGCCAGTGGATCCCTCCCGACCGGCAACTGCGCCGTCGCGGCGTTCGGTCGTGTCTGGGCCTGCGACGCGGATCGCCAGACGATCAAGTACTGCGCTCTGCTTGACGATACTCTCTGGGACACTGCTGATGGCGGCGGTTCCATTGACATGCGTAAGGTGTGGACGCGAGGCATGGACGAAGTTGTCGGAATCACTTCGTACGGCTCGTCCCTGATCGTATTCGGCAGGCGGCATATCGTGTTCTGGGTGGACGGCTCAGGCTCCGAGATTGGCGTCGACCCGACCAACATCTACGTCAACAGCGTGATCGAGAACTGCGGCCTCGTGTCGCGGGATGCCGTCGCGCTGCTGGGCGAACTGGACGTCATCTTCTGGTCGTACAACGGCGTGCGCTCGCTTCGCCGGACGATTCAGGAACTGGCCACGCCGGTCAACGAGGTCACGAGCCGCAATCGAGAATACATCGCATCTTATATCAGCACCGGCGACATCACCAAGGTGCGCATGGTCTACTCCCCGGAAGAGGGCTTCGTCCTCCTGATCCACCCGGGCGCGGACAAGACTTGGTGCTTCGACCTACGCTACCCGCTGCCGGACGGCTCCCTGCGCATGTTCGAATGGGACCTCGTCCCGACTGCGGCCGTACACCGCCAGAGCGGCATCCTGCTGTTCGGGTTCGCTGGCTACATCGGCAAGTACGACGAGTACGACGACAACGACGTCGCGTACCGGTTCATCTACCACAGCGGCTGGTTCCCGCTCAACCCGGACCTCGCCGTGAAGATGGCCAAGCGGACCAAGGTCGGCATCGCGTCCCGGGTCGCGGTGGTCGTCTCGTTCAAGTGGTGGTTCGACTTCCGCTCCAGCCTGCACGCCCTCCAGAGGACGTTCACGCCCCCGGGCGGGTCGCTCTACAACTACCAGCCGGACCAGTACAACTACACCGCGCAGTACTCGGGCGGTGGCGGCATCATCGACAAGTACCTGCCGTTGCGCGATGCGGGACAGTACTTCCGCTTCGGCATCGAAGTGTCGATTGACGGCTACCCGTTTGCGATCCAGTTCGTGAACATCATGTACGAGCCTACGAGGTTTGCCTAATGACTGACTACACTCAGGTCACGGAGTTCACGCCCAAGGACAGCCTTGCGGTGAACGACCCGGAGAAGCTGGTAGTAGGCTCCGAGCTGGACGCGGAGTTCGCGGCCATTGCCACGGCCATCGCCAGCAAGATGGACGCTACGGAAGCCGGTGGTGCCAACGGCGTCGCGGAACTGAACGCCAACGCCAAGGTCCCAGCCGACCAGATGTGGGCGTCTATGTCCGCACCGGCCATCGTCACTTCCGCAGTCACGTACGACTGCGCTACGTCGCACTCGTTCTACACGGTGCTGACCGAGAACATCACGGTCAACGCCCCGGACAATCCGCAGTCGGGCCAGACCATCAAGATCATGCTCAAGCAGGATGCCACGGGCAGCCGCACGGTTGCGTGGAACGCGATCTTCTGCTGGCCCGGGGCCGCTACCCCGACCATCACGGCTACTGCCAGCAGGGCCGACATCGTGACGGCCACGTACAATGCTACGCTAGCCAAGTGGCTTTGCTCCATCGAGCAGAACTACACGGTGTAACGGATGGCTGACTACAACAAACTCACCGCGTTCACCCCCAAGGACTACCTCCCGGTCGATGACCCGGAGAAGCTGGTCGTGGGTGCGGAGCTGGATGCCGAGTTCGATGCAATCGAAACGGCCATGTACACCAAGGAGAACAAGGAAGAGAAGGGGGTTGCGGACGGGTACGCGCCTCTTGACGATCAGGCCCGAGTGCCCCGAATCAACCTGCCGGCCGAGGTCGACTACACGGATACTGCTGCTACGCATACCGTGGGCAAGGCCACGGAGCAGGAGACTCTGTCCATCGCGACCGCAGCCGTCACCCCCAACTGCAACCTGTCGAATGTCTTTTACGTCGCGCTTACGGAAAACATCACCATCAACGCCCCCACCAATCCCAGGAGCGGCCAGGTGATCAACATTATCCTGAAGCAGGACGCGACCGGCGGGAGGACCGTGACCTTCAACTCGATCTTCACCTTCTCAGGTGGAGGCGAGCCTACGGCCACGGCGACGGCCAATGCCGTGGACATGGTTTCGTGCCAGTACGACGTCACCAATACCAAGTGGCGTTGCTCTTACATGACCAACTTCGGCTAACCATATGGAACGACAGATGGCGATAGAACCTAGGGATTTTCTTACCGGAGCCGAATGGCTCATTGCAGGCGGCACGCTTATGGCGACGACTTGGATCGGCATTAAGAAGATGTATCGCGTGGCCAAGAACGTGGACACTACTCTGGAACGAATCGAGTCGGTGAGCGCCCAGCTCAACCCCAACGGCGGGAATAGCCTCTACGACAAGGTCCACCAGATTGCGGAAACGCAGGACCAGTTCAAGGGGGACATCGAGGACATCCACGGCCGCTTGAAGCGCCTTGAGGGCTATCACATGAAGCCAGTTCAGACCCGTAGGAGGGCGAAGCGCAATGGCAACTAACCCGTTCTCGGCTATGAGCGGCTTTGTGGCGCATAAGCCGCCTAGCCCG